AAGTATCCTTCTACGTGACAATCAAGATACATATTCTCTGCAATCTTCTTAGCACCTGCGCTATAAGCACGAGTCATAGATCCACGTTTAGCAATACCTTTACGGATATGTTTCATAGGCATCTGCCTTTCTTCAAACCATTCAGGTACTCTACTGATTAAATTCTTAGCGCATTGTACATAGAAATCTTTTTGTATTTTCTGAGGTACAATACCCACAAGTTCAGCAGCTTCTTTATCTTTAGACATAGCGCATAGATGTTGCCATCCGTTATTACTACCATCAATAGGTATAGGTAGATGTGTGTACCAAGGTTCATCAGTTGATGTTGCATCGTATATTTCTAATGCACAAGCAAGAAATGTTATAGGTTTCTCGGCAGTTAAGTCTATTGTCTGGTTGTAAGCTATGTCTAGTATACGTCTTAAGTTATTCTCTGTCCACGCCTCGCGATCGTCTAGCGTCATCTTATCTACTGATATATCTTCTAGTCCCTCGTCCTCAAGGTATGGCTTATAGTCTGTCGTTAGCCACTCTGGTAAACTATCCTTATGATATGTTTCGTTGTAGCAGCAAGCTATATGTATGTATAATCTTCTTATACCTGCTGCTGTCATAAGCTTTCCATTAGAGAATAGCATCTGACCTCTAGCTATATCATTACTTTGAAAGTTTAAGAATGGTGTAGTGTAGTATATACGTCCACGATAGTCTGCTTCAGTATATTGATAGAAAGTTCTATCATCTATTAAATCTGAACGAGCCATAGTTAAATCAAATTCTATAATCTTTGACTTATATTTCTTTGGAAATTTCTTATGTTGATTTAATATTTTATCGCGATTACGATGTAGTATATCACGAACTTGGGTATTAATTTTCCAAGGAGTTTGTTGTAATACATTCATACTCTGAATGAAATCTCTACGCATATAGTATTTAAACTCAGCAGTTCTTTGTTCTGTCCAACCTTTTATAACAGGTCTGCCAGTAGGCTGCATGATATCATCTATGTCTAGAGGTCTAGTGAAATCAGTACCTATCAGTAGATCTTTACTACCTTCAGGTACATCTAGATTCCATAACTCTGGAACTACTATGTAATGTGTACGACTTCTTTTAAGACTACGATCCAGACTTTCCATTGGTACGAACTCTTCATTCTTATTCTTACCTATATTTATCTGGTGTGTTTGATAGAATCCTTCTAACATTAAATCACCCATCATTACACGTAGTTTAAACCATTCCCAAGGTGGTAGGTCATCATGATAATTTATATCATCAAGAATATATGTACCTATAGTAGTACTTAAGTGAGTTAGATTAGCTTCACCTTGATATGATTTGTTACCGCGTATACTGTTACGTGAGAAGTGTTGTTGAATAGTATCCATACTAAACACAAGGTAGGCTTGTAAGTCTGCACTAGTAGACATCTTTAGTAGACTACAAGCTATATGAGCTTTAGCTTTACGTATCTTCTCCTGTATATAATGAAGTTGATCCTGCATATTGTACCTTACCTATTTTAATTTGATCGTCTAGTAATATTCTACCGTTTACATCGCGATAATCGTTAGCATATATTACTCTCTCAATACCGCTTTGCAGTATTAGTTTAGCACATTCAATACAAGGTGAGTACGTGCAGTATAGTGTGGCACCTTTAGACGAGCTTGTACTTTGTGCTAGCTTACAGATGGCGTTAGCCTCTGCGTGTATAACTTCTTTATTAGTTACACCGTGTTTATCTTTACAGTTATTAGACATGCCCGAAGGCATGCCATTGTAACCCATACTTAATATGTTACCATCTTTAACAATGATAGCACCTACTTTTGTACCGTTATCATGAGACATATTAGATATCTTATTAGTAATGTCCATGAATAACTGGTCTAGTTTATTTTTATCTGGCATTATATAGCTGTGAACCCCTCTTCAGTATAGCCTAAACTAAGTCTACCTGTATTAGGATTATATGTTGCATGACCAGCCTTACCTGTGTGACCTGTAAACCTAGACTTAAGCACTGTAAATTCTATTGTATTTCTTTTAATATCGTCGTCTGCTATTAAGTTTCTAGCAAATGCTATAATATCAAATGATATTTGTTTGATAGAGCCACTGCCTTTGATGTCATCGATAGAAGCTATGTTACCTTCTTCGAATGATTTCTTATCACCTTGTGCTTTTCTTAAGTGTGATATAAGACCTAGCCATATGTCATGTTTCTTTACAATCTTAAGTAAATCACTCATCAATTTATCTATTGCTTCGTTACCACTACGTCCTTCAGAACCTTCAGATACAGCAATGGTGATGTGATCTAGTACTAAATACTTACAGCCCATGAGAGCCATGTACTCGATCTTATCTAACAGTGAAGTATCAGAGCAAGATCCTTGATGGTCAAGAAGAACAAGCCTTTCATCTTTAAATATAGTATCAAATCCTTTGCGTAGTTCTTCATCTTTAATACCTTTGATATCCATCGGAGATCTCTGAAGAGACATAGCTATAAACTTCTCTGCAGTATCACCGATACTTTCTTCGAGAGATATAAGTCCTACTTTACTATCAGTCTTATCAAGTAAATCAAGAGCTATCTCTTTAATTACAGTAGACTTACCGCTGCCAGTACCTGAAGTAAATAAAGTAATTTCACCGTGTCTTATTCCTTGTAGTTTATCATTCAATCCTTGCAAACATGTAGGATACGGTACTGATATGGTAGTCTGTCTGTTCTTAAACTCTCGCCAGATAGGTTCACCTACTACTATACCTGATGGAGACCATGTCTGTGCATTCCATATAGCCTGTAGTATACTGTATGACCCATGCTTAGTAAGTAGTTCGCACGGATCTTTACAGCCTTGTAAGTCTCCTACCTTAACTTTACCTGCACCTATTATCTTAGCTGCACGTTCAACTGCTGCATTTCCTGCATCATCTGAGTCAAATAGTAGCACCACTGATTCAAATCGTCTCAGCCAAGAGCGATGATCTAGTAAACTCTTGGTACCTGTAGCGCTCGGTATTGAAACAACTGGAAATACTTTGTTATATTTATCCATAAATGCCTGAGCAACTGCACAAGCATCGAGTTCTCCTTCAGTTACAACAACTATTTTACCACTTGTTGCTACACTTTGACCGAATAACTGTAATTGTTTATAGTCTCCGTGTGTAAGAAAGTCTTTTGGAAGCCTACGTTCTTTGTAAGCTACCACTTTATTATCTCTAGTGTACGGATAATAATGAGAACCACCTGAACCATCAGGATTTACTGCCATTTTTATACCGAAATAGTCTACAACTTGCTTAGAAATACCACGACTTGTAATAGCAAAGCTGTTTAGCTCTCCTATCTGTTGTATATTATCTTGAGCAGCTGTAAATTCTGTAGTAATTTCTTTAATTTTATCCATATTATTTATCACTTTCTTTGTAGAATAGTTACATGAAAAACAGTGTGCACCATCATCGTAAATAGTGAATGCATCTGATGAATCACATTCTGGGCATTCTGTTTGTATATAGTTACTCATTTCCATAGCCTTTCTTTAGCTTGTCGTATCTTCCTTCTTCTCATAGAGCTTGCTTGCTTCTTCTGCATGCGCTGCTCCTTCTTTAATTTTGCTTTCGTGTACTCGTCCAACTCTGACGTATATATACTCTTGTCCTCTTGGCACGATTGTTTTGTGTAGTTCTGCATGATATACCTTATTGTCATTAAACTCTTCAAATATTCCTTGATATGTATCGAAGAGTGGTTTGATTACATTGTCGAGATCGGCTGCTCTATTAGAGAAGCCTGCTACAATATAGAATTCTACTTGATCTGATCCGAAAGGCCATTCAACCCCTCGGATCTCATCACGTAGTTCATTCTGATAGTCGATGTACTGCCTCTGCTTTATCGCTTTGTTGCGGTACGTCATGTTGTTCGCTGACAACGGCTTCACCATAAAGGTGTGTTCTAATATCGTCATAGTCCTTCCATGTTGTTAACATACGTAGTAACTTATAGCTTATATCTAGCTGTTTAAGCGAGGCTTTATTCTCACGCCAAGTTTTCTTTACGACATTCCATCTACGCTCAGCTGGTACACCATGTAAAATCTTTTCAGCTTTCTTAGGACCTATACCTTTAAGTCCTGGTATATTATCTGTGTTGTCACCAGTTAAACACTGTAACATCAATGACTTATGGGCTTGATCGTCATCAACGAACTGCCATGTATCTTTGTTATAGTTGTAATGATTACCTGGTATCTGTAGCAAGTCTTTATCTATACCACATATAACATATTGATCGTCACTTTCTCTAGCTTCATAAGCCCAGATAGCTACAAGATCATCTGCCTCCATACCATGAGCTGGTACTGAACCTTTAGATACAGAGTAATTAAATAAGAAATTTAACTTCTCTTTTATTTCTTCATCAAGCTTAGGTCTATTAGATTTGTAAGGTTCATATAAATCTTTACGGAAATTATCACGACCTTTAACTGCATATAATATATTAAACTTTTCTTCTTCATCAAATGGATTTGCAAGTTTATCTTTAATAGTAAGTTCCATCTTACGGCAGAACCTATCATAATGTACACGCAAATCTGATTCATCTTTAGATCCATACGCTACCTTAAAGAAGATAGAGTCTGCATCAACAAGCATATTTATAGTTGTCATCAATGTACCTCTGCATAATTATTACCTATTGAACCTTCACCTGCCATTATATCAACGCCAACTTTCTTTGGACCTTCAGCAAAGGATTCTACTAGTATTTCAAGAACTCTGTCAGCATCTTTATCTGCTACAGACCATGCAACCTCGTCATGATAGTATAATCTAGGTTCTGCATCTAAGCCTTCACATTTAATCTTCTTCATCTGATAAGCTACAGCAGATTTTGTAGTCACAGCTTCGCAGCATTGAAGTAAGTAGTTAAGTGTTTGATAAGGTTGAGGAGTATATACACGGCGACCATCAAGACCTGGTATGTATCCTTCTACATTACCGTGACCTGATGTTACTTTCCATATAGATTCTATCTTTTCTCTTAGAACCTTTAATCCTGGTATAGCATCACCATATTTCTCCATTGATTCTGTGCCAACTTTAGCTGACTTCTTACCTGATAGTACTTGACCTAGCTTAGCTGCACCTGCACCAAATAGATATGCATAGATCCACGTCTTAGCTGTACGTCTATCTGTACCTATAACATCAGCATTATATTGATGTATATCACCAGATAAGATTTGATTAGTAAGATCAGGTGAATTAACATAGTGTGCTAGTGATCTGAATTGGTTACCACTAGAGTCAGCACCTACAATCTTACGTCCTTCTTCTGCTACAAGTAACTGACGTAGCTCTTTACCTAACGTAGCTGTTGCAGCTGGTAGATTAGCTATGACTTCATGACGGCAGCGAAATGTCGGTGTACCTACAACCCATAGTTTACCATGTAGTCTACCATTTTTAAGTTCACGGAACCAACCTTTCACTACACCCATACGAGACCTTAATGTAGTCCAGTTATCTATCAGAACACCGTGCTCACCTAC